TCCCTTACAAATTCTTCTACTGGTAATAGACACATGGTTTGCCATTCTTGTTGTGCTAATATCAAGTAAGGACTTCTGACCTCTGATATCAAGTATTTATGTGCTCCTTTCCTAAAACTTGGAATCTTATCTTCTGATAAACTCATTACCAATCCCATGCGTTCTTCTGGTGAATAGTAATGTAAATTGACTGCAAAGAAAGACCTCTCATCCATTTCCAATACAAATGCCAGAGGATACTTATCATAGTAAGGTAAGTCCTGACGCCACTTTGCTTTGTATTGATAGAACATCAGGTTGAATAATCTTGGAAATGTTGTAGATAAATTTTTATCTCGTTCTAATTCATCACCAATCTCATCAGACCTTTCATCTGTGATTAATTTTCTTGGTGCAAATTCTACTAATTCCTTTCTATACCAATCCTTTGATTGTTTTTTGCCACCAGAACTTTCTTGAACTTGTTCAAAGATAGTTTTATACGCCAAGATTATCCTCCGTTAAGATTTGGAATTCCCATCTTCTATCAGCACAAAACTCTTTTGCTGCTTCCCACTTAGCCTGGTTCTTGGCATACTCCTTTATCTCATACATTTGTTTTTGAGTCACACGCTTTTGTGGTTTAGGACCTTCAACCTGTCTTTTAGGTTTTACTTCGATCAAACTTTCTTTGATGATTCCTTCTGTTGTTTTGTACTTGATGTAGAAGTCAGGAAAATATTTGTGAACTCTTCTGTCTAATGGAGATAAGTATGGTATCCAAATTTCTTCACTGGACCATTTAAGAATATTTTCATTCATGTCACAGTAATACATAAACTTCCTTTCCCACAAGGACCTGTAAATGATATTGTTTGAGTCACCAATATACTTTTTGGGATTGGATGGTTTATATATCCCCTTATAGCTCATACATATAATATAGACACTCCAAGTATTTAGATGGCAGTTCCATACAAGAATTTGTATTATACAACTGATGAACTTATATCAAGGTTTAAGCCTTCTCTGTCTAATTATTTTGATGTTTACATCAACTCATCATTTGGTGGTGTGAGTAATGATGACATAAACTTTCTTGCATATGAAGCAGTCATTCCAGGAACTTCTTTGGAGACAACACAAGTTTTTGGTGATAGACAAGGATTGACTCAGACATATGCTAACAAAAGAGTTTATCCTCCTGTTGATGTTAGTTTTTATGTTGATTTTGATTATAAAGTTTTAGAGTATTTTGAACAGTGGATATCTTCAATATGTCCAAATCTTGGTGTAAGAGGAGATTCTTATCAAAAGTTTAATTATCCAAGAGCTAATAATACTGGGTATAAAAAACAAGTTATTATCACTAAATTTGAAAAAGACTTTAAATCTCCATCAGATAGATTAATTTCTGGGGGAACAATAAATGAACCAAATCAAACCATTTATACATTATTAGAAGCATATCCAACAAATCTTATTTCACTTCCTGTTTCTTATGAAGGTGCTAATTTGTTGAGAACAACTGTTACATTTAATTATGATGTGTATCATTATGAAAATAAAGTTTTAGGTACTAGAACAGTTTATGGTCCTGATGGTTTAGCAAGCAATTCAAGTGCTCAACCTGGAACAGATTCTGCACAACAACAAGCAGCAGGACAAACAACAACACAAGGTCCTTCAAGATCTACAATTAATCAAACAGTAGCAGAACTTAAAGCTATGCAAGAAGCTTCAAGATTAAGACAAGCAGGATTTAGTCCTGGACTTGGACAATCTGGAAGATATGGACCTGGATTTTAATCAATAAATAGTCACAACTGAACTTTATATTTCAAGATGCCTTTACCAATAGTTGCAACTCCAACTTATGAGTTGACGTTACCATCAAATAAAAAGACAATTAAGTACAGACCTTTTCTTGTCAAGGAAGAGAAGATTCTTATCTTGGCTATGGAAAGTGGAAGCACAAAAGAAATTACTAATGCTGTCAAAAATACATTAAAGGATTGTATTTTGACAAGAGGAATTAAGATTGATACTCTTCCAAGTTTTGATATTGAATACTTGTTCTTACATATCAGAGCAAAGTCAGTTGGTGAATCAGTAGAATTGATTGTTACTTGCCCTGATGATAATGAAACACAAATTGAGGCAACAGTAGATATTGATCAGATTGAAGTTGTGATTCCAGAGAATCATCAATCTGAAATTAAAGTTGATGACAACATTACTATCAAGATGAAGTATCCATCACTTCAAGAGTTTATTGATAATAACTTTGATTTCTCTGCACAGAATAGCAGCAAAGATACTATTGATAAGTCATTTGATATTGTTGCTTCTTGTGTTGATATGGTTTATACCAAAGAAGATTCTTGGTCTTCTGCTGATGTAACAAGAAAAGAGTTGATTGAATGGTTACAGACATTTGATTCTAATCAATTCCAAGGTGTTGAAACCTTCTTTAATACTATGCCTAAACTTTCTCATACTCTTAAAGTTACCAATCCAAAAACTGGTGTTGAGAGTGAGTTAGTGTTGGAGGGTCTGTCCAGTTTTTTCGGATAGTTCTTGGTCATGAGGATTTAGAGTCCTATTACAGAGTTAATTTTGCCTTGATGCAGTATCATAAATACTCATTGACAGAGATTGAAAATATGATTCCGTGGGAACGCGAAATCTACTTGGCACTTCTTGAAAATCACATCAGAGAAGAAGAGGAAAAAGCAGCTAAGGCAAATAGATGAATTCAGAAGATTTTAGTTACTTTCAATCAAGAGTAACCAGATTTATTTCAGGTTCAAATTCTGGAATTAAATTTGGATCTTCTGTCACGCCAAGATATACAAGGCTCTCAAGCATCATTCCAAGAAGAGCATTACCTCAACAAGTTTTAGAAAGGATACAAAGAAAAACTACCTCTGATGTAGATGATAATATAGAATCTTCTCCAAGAGGAGTATCTGCATTAGGTAGAGTCACATTAAATCTTGAGCAGACAAAGAATAATTTAGAAAGAATTTTTCAAATTATTGCTGATGATTATAAAAGTTCAAAAGAACAGAATAGAAAAGAAATAGATGAGTATAGAAAGAGAATTGCAAATAGAGGTAGAATATTTGGTAAAAGAGAATTAGGTGATAAGAAATCTGATGTTTTAGGGACCATTAAAAAATATGTAGGGTCATTTTTCAGTGGAGCAGGTGGAGCAATTAGAGCTCTTGCCATGTTTAATTTGTTGCAAGGTCTTCTATCTGGTGACCCATCTAAAATTATTGGACCTCTTCTTGGTATTGGATTGACATACATTCCAAGTATTATAGGTGGAGTTATTGGTAGTGTAATTGGAGGTGTTGGAAAATCATTAGTAGGTAGAATGTTTGGTGGTGGGGCAAGGGCAGCAGGAGGTGTGGCAGAGGCAGGAGCAGGGGCATCAAAGTTAGGTAAGTTAGGAAAGTTTGGTGGTAAGGCAGCTCTGATTGGTAGTGGTCTTGCATTAGCAAGTAGAATGTTTAATAAACCACAGGAAGAAGATCAACAGCAACAACGTCTTCAACAACTTACAGAACAACAAAAAGGATTAGTTGCACCTCAAAGTTTAGGCTCCATACCAGGAAGTGAGTTAAGAAGATTTGATAATTTAAATAAAAAGTTTGAGGCAGCACTTGATTTCTTATTAAAGAAGCAAAAAGAAGGTGGAACTTCTCAAGGAAGAGGATCTGGTGGCCAAGGAGGTAATAATGGTGGAGGAGGAGCAATGGCAAATCCATATGATATTCCAGGATTAAATGTTGATCCTGGATCTATAGCTAGCAAAGATCAATTTAGAAGTACTCTTAAAGGAACTCCTATGGAGTCAGAGGCAGATAGCATTTATGAAATGTCTTTAAAAGAAGGATTAAATCCTGCATTTGTGGCAGGTCTTGCAGGTGCTGAATCTAGTTTTGGAAGCGCAGGTATTTCAGTTGGGACAAAAAATCCTTTTGGTATCTTGCATCAAGGGTTTTCTCCAAAGTCATATGCAGAAGCAACTCAATATTTGGCAAGGCATCTTAGAAATCCTCAAGGTCCTTATGCTGGAATGAGAACTCTACAAGAGGTTATGTACAAATATTCTCCACCTACTGAAAATGATACTCCTAGACATATTCAAAATATAATGAGAATTGGATCTAGAACTGGAGGTGATCCAGCTTCATTATTTTTAAATTTAGGTGCTGCTGGAAGATCTGCTCCTTCTTCTACTCCCTCACTTAATGCTGCATCTAGACCAGCAGCACCAGCAGCACCTAGGGCAGCAACCCCTAATGTGATTGTTCTTCCTGTTCCAGTAAATGCAGGAGGACAGCAACAAACATCTGCTGCATCACCAGCAAACTCTATTGTTCCTGCAATTGACACAACATATCCTGAAAACTTCTTGGCATTATATTCAAAATTAACTTATCAGATTGTTTGATAAATGGAACCACCTGTTTTAAATAAACCTAAAGTCAATATAACTCCAAAGATTACAAAAATTAGTAGTCTTGCACAGTCTGCTGAGGAAATTAAAAAAACTTCTACTAAGTTAAGAAAAACTTTTGAAAGTGGTGCATATCAAAAGAAGACACAATTAACAGTTCTGAACAGGTATAAGAAAAGATTAGATTCAATTCAAAAACAAAATGACAAAAGATTTTTAAAGAAACAAAGAGTAAAGATAAAACTTCCAGAGATTAAAAAGTTTGCTGGTAGTTTCTTTACTGCTGGATCTGATCCATTAAAAAGTATTGGTGCATTAGCAGCATTTAATGCTTTATCAAAAGGAGCAAAAGGAGATTTAGGTGGTTCTATAGGACCTGCATTAGTAGCAGCAGGAATATTTTTTGGACCTGGATTAGTCAAGAGTGGTTTTAGTTTAGCAAAAGGTGGAGGGAAAACTTCTGGAACTCCTACTATAGGTGCATCTGGAGCAAGTGCTGGTTCATTTTTGGGAACTCCATATTCTCAAACTGCTGCTGGAAAATCTTATGCTGGAATGCAACAGTTTAGAAATCTTCCAAAATGGGCTCAAAAATTATCAAGTTCTAGTTCAAGTAGATTTTCAGCATCAAATGAAAGAATCATTCAAGGAACTGCAAACATAGGGGATAGGTTAAGAGTTGGTTCCAGAGGAATGGGAATGCAGGGTGTTGGTGGAGCTGCAGAAACTATAGCAACTTCTAGACCTTCAATATCACCAAGAGTTGGATTATTGAATGCAGCTTTATTTGGATTAGATTTTATGGGGAGAAAGTCTGAAGGACAGACTAATCTACAAGCAGGTGCAGGTGCAGGTGCAGGAGTTGGGGGAGCATTAATAGGTGCTGCAATTGGATCTGCTTTATTTCCTGGTGTTGGAACACTTGCTGGATTTTTAATTGGTGCTGCATTTAGCACTGGAGGAGCTTTAATTGCTTCTAAACTTGCTGATACTATAACTGGTGTAGATAAACCACAACAGGATAGGTTACAGCAACAAACAGAAGAACAAAAAAGATTAGTAGATAAAAAGGAAGGTGGAACTTTAACTTTTGGAAAATCTTTAGATAGGTATGAAAGAGTAGTGAACAAATTTGAACAAATTTCTAAAGGATTTAAAATTACTGCTGAAGGTGAATTTGATGAACCTCCAATGCCAGCTCCAACTCAAGTTGCTCCTGGTGCAGGATATGATGGTCCAATATCTGGAGATACATTCTTCCCGCTACCTGGAGGTGATGTAGGAACACAAGGGAGAGTTAGTGCCAGTCAAGGATTTGGAGCACCTAGAGATGGGGGAACAAGATCTCATGAAGGTTTAGATATGACTCATTGGCAGGGAGCATTAGATGCTCCAGTTGCTGCATACAAAACTGGAAAAGTTGTAGCAGCAGTATCAAATGGATATAATGGATATGTTGAAGTTGATCATGGTGAGGGATTAAGAACACTTTATTATCATACTACCCCTATGGTTCGTGTTGGAGAAGTTGTTTATGGGGGTCAACAGATTGCAAAATTATATCCTGTAGGAGGTAACACTCACCTTCATTTTGGAATCTCTAATAATGGCAGATACACTGATCCATTACCTCATGTGAGAGCAGTTAAAAATAAAATATCAACTCCATTAACAAAAGAAAGAGCTCAGCAGCAAAGTTCTAGTTCATCTGAAGTTCCAGGTCAAGGTGGATTTGGTGTTGCCTTATCACCAGTGTTTCAACAACCAAGAACTTCCACACCTGGGATATCAATTGGTGCTGGAGGATTTAATATTGATGGAAGACCAGTTCAAACATCAGCACCAAGAACTCAATTAAGACCTTCAAGATCTATTTCTCAATATGCATCTTATGAAAGACCACAAGATCAAGTCATTCCTGTTGCAGTTCCAATCCCACAACAGATGCAACAAATGATGCAAGGTGGATCAGGAGGAATGATGATGTCTGGTCCATCTGAACAAGACTTGTTAAATAGTTTCTATAAGAGAGTTCTTCTCAATACTGTAGCCTAATGGAATCATATCTTAATTATAAAATCAAACAATTCTTGATTGAATCTTATGATGGTTCTTCTGTAATTGATGTGACTCAATGTGTTTCTTCCATACAGTATTATGAGGATTTGTTTTCACCAGCAATTTTTGTGTCTATATTACTTGTCAATACTGATGGTATTCTGACAACTCTGACTAATAAAAAGTCTG